TGGCGTGTATTTTTCCATGTGCATGTATCGCCTGGGCTGTGGTTCCAATGGTATTATTACACAAAGTTAAATTTAAAAGACCATAATAGTTTCATAATCAATTAATTGTGCTTTATTTAAAAATATTTTTGTGAAATCAAGAATATTTTTTAGTTTTGTGTTTTAAATTAAACAAAATGGATTATTTAGTTGATGGTTTAGGATTTGATACAGCAAAGGAACAATATTTTACTAACACCTATGCTTGGCAATATATTATCCCCGACGCAAAGAAATCAAAAACCTTTATTGGTAAATCGGGTATAACTAAATACGATGTTAATACTGCAATGGGTGAAGCTTCACCAACAAGAGGAAGACAATTTCATCAATTAGCGTTATGGGGTTATGAAGCTGATAGAAAATACATAAAGAAAGGAACAACACAAGAACAGGCGATTGAAATAGTGAAAAAAATGGACTATTTCTTCAAGGATGATATGGTTGAAATTGGTTGGAATTTAAGACACAATAAAGTAAGTAGAGAGATTGGAACAGAGTTTTATGAAGGTCCATCGGAAACGTGGTTAGAAACAATAAAACAAAAATGGAATGAAGCGTTCATTAAAGCAAATCAATTAGTTATAGGTGAAGTTGATGGACAGGATTTAGGTGATATGAGTGTGATGGGTAGTCAAGGTGTGGTTACCGAACAAATCAACGAGGTATTAAATAAACATAAGAAAGTAAGAGCAATCATTCCTTGTGGATATGGTAAAGGATTTTTAGAATTTAGAGGTGTATATAAATTTGATAAAGCAAAGAAAAATAAAATCATAGTTTATTATTGCCACAACATACCCGCAACAAAACAATTATCAGTTAAACACGCAGAATATTCTGACGGAACAATCTATCAAGGAACAATGAATAGATATGTTGTTTGTTCTGAAAAGAAATATGTTAAAGGACAAGCGAGTTTTGGTATTGAAAACTATTCTGCTACCGATGGAAAGTTAAAAGATATTATTAAAGAAGCGTTATTGTCTAAACAAAGAACGGCGTTTTATGTAAATAATAAAAGTGCTGGTGAGTTTAATGATACATTTAGAACTATTGCCAATCAAGTAAGATACACAAAAAAACCATTTGCGTTTATTGATGAGGAACAAGAGTTTTGTGGACACATCAGTTCAAGTAAAACTGATGCTATTTTAAATCCTATTGCTGAATATCAAGTATCATTTACCGCAACTGAAAGACAAAGAGGAACGGATAAAAATGAAGATAGAATTTATAATGATGATGTAGAACATTTTGGTGTGGTTGCGATTGAAATTACACCATCAGAAACGATTACCGAAGGAAGAAGTTGTCCGATACATTTTAAAACTATTGAGGTTTCTGAAAATCATCAACTAATGAGACAGATTGGTGTGAATGGTATTATTGAAAGTGTATTTGGTGATGAGACAAGTGCTGCTGTTAGAGGTAGAATGTTAAGAGCGATAGTTTGTTTAGTAAAATCAATTAAAGAAGAAGATAAAACACATCCTTTATTAGTCACCAGTTTAATTGTTGATACAGAGAACGCAATTATTTTAATCAATAAACTTATTGAACATGGTATTATACCTAATGACTATGTTGTTGTTAGAGGTTTGAGACAAGATGGGTTAGATGAAACAAAAAGATTTAATTTATTAGAGAAAGGTATTATGGTTGGTAGTCCTTGGTTGGTGACTGGTATTGACGCTCCTAACATTGATGCTCTTGTACCGACATATGATATGGGTAGTGAAATCACTGCAACACAATTTATCGGTAGAGGACAAAGACCCGTTGATGATAAAGAATTATCTGTTTATATTCCTATTGATCCAAGTGAAACATTTATACCATCAATGTTGCGTGTCGCTAATAATTTTATATTGGGTGAGAACTCACATAACATCGGTAGAAATACAATATTAGAAGAAGGTGAAGTTATACTTGGTTCAATTCAAAGAAGAAGAATAACATCTGATATTGATAGAGAGGTTAATATGAATGCGGCTTATAGAAATTATTGGGATAATATCTATAATGATTTAACCACTAATGAGATTGGAAGTGCAAGTGACTATTCACATTTTTTACCTTTTGAAGAGGCAAGAGAATATGTAAGGGGATTGGGAATAAAAACCTTAATTGAATATGAAGAATATTGTGTCTCAGGAAATAAACCAAATTTTATACCTTCAAATGCTTATAGAGTATATCAAAACGATTGGTTAAGTTGGGGAGATTTTCTTGGCACTAAACCTGGTTGGAAAGGAGAATATAAACCATTTGATGTGGCTCGTAAATATGTGTGGTCCTTGAATTTAAAAAACCAAGATGAATGGCAAAGATTTTCATCGTCAGGAGAAAGACCATTTGATATTCCAGCAAACCCTAAAAGTGTTTATGGAGAGGAATATATTTCAATGTACGATTGGTTGGGTACAAAAAAAGGTTGGATTGGTTATATGGATTATAATGAACTTGTTAAATATATTAAACCATTGAATATTAAAAGTAATAGTGAATGGAATGACTATTGGAAGAAAAATAAAAAACCTGATAACATTCCCGCTTGTCCACAAAACATATATAAAGAATGGGTTAGTTGGTATAAGTTTTTAGGTACTAAAGAAAAAGTTCCATATGTTTCATACAAAGAGGCACATAAAATTATATTAAAATTAAAACTTAAATCATTAAAAGAATGGGGAGTATGGAGTAAAACTAATAGACCTGATGGTATTCCATCTAACCCACAATTAATTTATAAGAATGATGGTTGGGAAAGTTGGGGTGTGTTTTTAGGAACGGGTGTGATTGCTGATAAGAATAAATCTTTCTTACCATATAAAAAAGCAAGAAAGGTTATACATTTAGTTGGGCTAAAAACTGCGGCGGAATGGAGAGAGTATTCTTCATCAAATAAAAGACCTTCTAATATTCCTGCGGCACCACAACAATATTATCAATCAACAAATGAATGGGTAAGTTGGGGTGATTGGTTAGGTAATGGTGGAATAAACAATAAAGATAAGTATTCAAAAAAAGAAATTGATTACGCAAAAAAATTACTTAAAAGTGGAATAACACAAGATGAGGTGAGAGAAAAAACAGGTATGTCAAGACATATGATGTGGAAATTAAGTAGTGAATTAAAAAAGAAATAAGGTTTTGTTTTGATGAGCAATCCTTGACCCTCGGCGAAAGTCGGGGGTTTTTACATTGAGCGGATATTTATAAACATGAAGTATATAATTTCCGAGGATCAATACAAGAAGATAGCCCAGAGCATTAGCGAGATGGGTGAGAACGATATCCATTTAAAGACGGTTATGGCTCACTACGATGCTGCGGACTTGGAAAGACAAATTGAAATGACCCATGTTATCACCGGAAAGAGGCGAGCCGACCGAAACCGGGTATACAACGCCCTCAGGGAGATGGGATATCTGGAGATTCTCGATGTCCAATATGAACTAAACATACTAGATATGGAATAACCTCACAAAAATGTGGGGTTATTTTTTTTTACAACATTATTTCCTTATATTAGTTTATGCATTTACAAAAGATATTGCTCGGGATATTATTCGGGTTATTGGGACAGATTGGTACCTTCATGCAGTTGCAGGGGTCGTATAAGTATGGTTGGTATGAGAAGTACTATTGGTGGGTTATCTTAGCGAGCGTTCCGCTTGGCTGGTTATATATAAAGTCGGTTAACTATTTCATTGAGGCGTTTGATGGTCAGATCTGGCCGTCCAGGTTGATTGGATTTGGCGTGGGAGTAATTGTATTCACCTTGATGTCCATATACCTGTTCAAAGAGCCCTTAAACATAAAGAATGGCATTTGCCTGGGTCTTGGATTCACAATCGTATTAATTCAACTATTTTATAAATGAGAAGGTTTAAAAAGATAGTAAAAGAATGGAATGAAGCCACAAATGCTGAGATTATCGAAGGAATCAGGGATAATTTCATCTTTGGCTTCCTAGGAGCCACCATTGTGGTGTTTATATCCACCAGAACCGACATAATGGTTCTCGCGGGGTATATCTCCTACTACTACTTCATGGGTAGAATCGTCAACCGACCGAAATATGTAACTTCGCTGGGTAAATTAATAGTATTCCCAATACCTTCAGCACTAGGAGCATTCGCAGGATATAAATTAGCATATATAATTCAAAATTTAATGACATGACAAAGCACTATTTAAACTTCTCTATTAAAGATATCAAAGGAGAAGTATGGAAAGATGTAATTGGGTACGAAGAACAATACTTAGTATCAAACAAAGGTAGAATAAAATCCAAGAGGTGTATTAGGATAATGAAGTTCGAATCCTTTGATGGTTATGTAAGGTTAAGAACCTTTAAGAAAGGAATCAAAAAGAACCTAAGGATACATAGAGCAGTGGCAATGGCGTTTATTTCAAACCCAAATAACCATGAACAAATAAATCATATCAATGGGATAAAGGATGATAACCGTGTAGAGAATCTAGAATGGTGTCGACCTCTAGATAATAGAAAACACGCCTCTGAAGTTCTCGGCTTCAAAAATGGAGATATAATGGTTGCACACCTCGACCGGAACGGAACTATACTAGGAGCATATAACACCTTAAATAAAGCCGCCGGACAGTCAGGCGCATCAAAGGCCACCATTCGCCGATCCTTATATAAAAAACTTCCGACCAGATACGGACATTCTTGGAAAAAAATGGTACTTTTGTAAAAAATAATGTTTTAAATCATGGTTCATCCTAGGGAATTGATTGCTGATATATTTGGAATAGATGATTCACTCTTTGAAGTTGGTGATAGATTAGAATATGAGGAAAATGCGTGGCGTAGATATATGTTTAACAAACCAATGGATGAAATAGGTGTTTATGTTCTTTATAAAGGCGACAAGATAGTTTATATTGGCTTTAGTAAACAACTTCATATAAGAATTCGAAGTCATTGTTATAATAAAAAAATACAATGGGATATTTTTGAAAAGTACCTAATAGGTTGTGCTCTAATGTCTAGATTCATAGAGGAAAACCTTATTATATACTATAAACCCACATATAATAACATTAGCAGACCTAATCATTTTATACATTAATTTCCGACCAGATACGGACACTCTTGGAGAAAAATTATACTAACATAATATATGGAAAAGAAACTAGGTAAAATACAATCAGTTAGATTTGGCCACGGAGGTTATCAGGATGCATGCATTGGTATATCTGTCACACTTGGTGATAGTTCTTGGAGTGTAGGTGATTTTAAAGGTACATGGGACCCTGAGATGGTTACCCGTAGCGAATATACCAAATGGACAGAAAAAGATAGAACAATAGGATTCGACGAGACCATGAGATTCGTTTCCAAACTTCTTAAAGAAGCGAAAGTTAATAGGGTGGAAAACCTAAAAGACATTCCAGTCGAAGTCACCCTTGATGGTATGCTCCTGAAAGAATGGAGAATACTAACCGAAGTGTTATAGCCATATTTATCAGAATGAAAGTAGAAGCATTATTCATTTCCGATGTTCACCTCGGGTCCAAAGGTTCCAACGCCGAAGGCGTTCTGGCGCTATTAAAGCAGTATGAACCGCAAACTTTATTCCTTGTTGGGGATATAATCGACGGCTGGCTCTTAAAAAGAAAGTTCCGTTGGCCACAATCTCACACCAATGTCATCAGGAAAATACTGTCCTATTCCAAAAATAACACTAAGGTAATATATATCCCGGGGAATCATGACGAATTCTTAAGGGAATATGGTGAATTCAGTTTTGGTAATCTGGAGGTGCATAATGAGTATATCTGGAACAATACATTCATTACCCACGGAGATTTATATGATGGCGTAGTTAAACTAAAGTGGTTAGGTATACTAGGTTCCGTCGGATATGATTTCGCCATAACCATCGACCGTACACTAAAATCGCTGGGGATGAAACGCTCTCTATCTAAATTCCTAAAGAGCAAGGTTAAAGAAGCCGTTAAATTCATTACCTCCTTTGAATATGAACTAATCCGCCAAGCAAAGAAACATAATTGCGATACCGTTATATGCGGTCATATACACCATCCAGACGATAGAATGGTCGATGGAGTAAGATACCTAAATTCCGGGGATTGGATTGAAAATAACTCCTATATCACTTATAACAATGGAAAATACCAAGTACATGAATATAAAGGATAAACTCACTATAGTGATTCCTTGTAAGAATGAAGAAAAATACATAGGGAGAACTATACTATCCATAGTAGAACAATATGGTATAAATGGTACAAAAGTAATCATAGCAGACGCTAACTCTACAGATAATACTAGGAATATACTATACGAACTAAAATATACCTATAAGGATATTATCAACATAGAAATAATAAATGGAGGTAAAGTCGCTTATGGTAGAAATAAAGGTTCTGATCTTGTAACTACCAAATACACACTATTCCTAGATGCTGATGTAGTTCTCCTGAATAGAGATATAATAAACAATAGCATATATAGAATGCAACATGAACACCTTCATCTTCTAACCTGTAAAATAAAGTCCATAGGTAAGGACATTAGAACCTCACTCGTATTCCATATCTTCAACCCCCTAAACAAAATCATCTCCACTAAAACCCCCTTCGCAATAGGGACTTTCTTCTTGACCAGAACTGATGAATTCAGAAAAAGAAATAAATTCGACGAGACACTTCAACACTCAGAAGATTACGC